GGTTTTGCGGGCAGCACCTTTGCCAGGCTTTTTCCTAGCAGCTGGAGCGGCTGGAGCTTTGCCGCGCGAAAAAATGCCCGTAGCTTGTGGAAAAAGCTCCGGCGGAATGTCAGCCCCGCCGTTCACACGCTGGCAGTCTCGCCAATAGGGAATCAGCTCCCGGAATAGCTGGAGCGGACCCTCACGGCCGTGAGATTGCTGGAGCACCAGGAGATCAGCCCAATCTGAGGCCTCGATCGTTGACCGTTCGATCGCCCACCTAAGGTCGCGCAACTGGCGCTTCTCTAGCCTGATCTGCTCGCGTTCTTGTTCGCGCTGCTCACGCTGGAGCGCTTTCCGTTCGCGCTGTGTGTTCCACTCACCGTCTGCCATGGGTCGCTGGCACGTTGTCACCTGTCACAGTAACAGCAGCCGCAAGCGTCCTGACCGGTTTGTTAAGTTACACAACAGCAGGCCGGCAAGGGCTGGAGCTGGAGCGATGATACGGGAGCACACAGGCAAACCCTGCCATGCGACAGATTGAAGAACGGATGCTGTTTGCCTTGCGGTCCGGTAAGGACTGGCGCAGTGGCAACACGGCGGTTCAGTGGTCACACCACAGCCCCACGTTCGGTGGGACGCAGGCTACTGTCACACTTCATGGAAACAGGATCGGAATCTATCAGCCCAGCAGTGGGACGCTAACGATCAGCGACGGCGAGGGCTGGCGCACACCGACCACCAAGTCTCGAATCAACGCGCTGTGTGAGCTGGTACCGCCTCGTTGCTACATCAGCCAACACAAGGGGGAATGGCGATTCATACGGCCGGACGGCATGGCCGAACCCTGGCAGGGCTGGCGCACCATCGAGTGGTGTCCGATCTCCTGCTGCTGGAACGTCTGACTTGACCGCCGGCCGGTCCGGCTGTATTGTTGAACACGAGACCCCACCCTAAGGCTCAAACCATGACAACTCCCACCGTTTCAGATTTGCTGGAGTATGCGCGGCAGCAGGCCCGCATAGAATCCCGCGATTACTTCGACGCTCGCTGTGCCCGTGCCGATGAGGTTAAAGCGTGGCACAGCGACCGCAGCCATCGCGACCGCGACCGCCGCCGCGTATTCCGTACCTATCCCGGCCGCATCTCCGCCAATGCTGCGCTGGTTCCAGGAAGCTACGGTACCGGCGGTCGCTTAAAGATCACAGCCGACGGCATCGACTACACAGCCGGACAGTATTCGTCCCGCGAGATTTGGCCGGCTGTGCTGGCCTACTTCGACGCTACCAATACGCTGGAGGTCTGAGCGATGCGGTACAACGTATGGCTGATTCGGGAGGACGGCACGCCGTCCCCCGCGGGACCTTCTCAGATCAGCGCCTGCGGTATTGTCGATGCTCAGCGGCTGGCGCAGCAGACCTTAGACGACCTCCAACGAGTCGGCGCTTTGGTCGGCTGGACAATCAAAACGGTTACAGAGTGCTCTTGATTGGCGCTGCTGCAGACTACGGGCCCGGCCACTGTGCCGGGCTTTGTAGTGTGAGGCTATGATTGAACCAAACGGACGGGATCTTAACAGTGACTGATCAACCGGAAGCTAACAACGTGGCGCCGGAAGATGCGTCGCAAAATGTAGAGATTAAGCGTCGGCCGTTCGGTAAGCGTAACCCGGACGCAGTTATCGAAGAACGTAGAAAGCGACTGTATAAAAGACAGTTGTCCGGATTAACTGTTCGGCAGCTTGTTCTAGAGCACGCTGATCGTGAAAGCATCGGCGAAGTTACAGCTTGGAGAGACTGGGAGGCTGTAAAACAGTGGAATGAGGAAGATTGGAAGAAAGATCGTGAGAGTATAGTTTCACGTATCCAAGGAATGAGACTTCGTGCCATCGATGTTGCGATCCGAAAGGGTCAAATAGGAAGCGCACAGTTGTTAATGCGAGACCTCGGCGCAGTTGTTGGAGAGGTTGCGCCAGAGGCTGCTGCCGCTGCAGCGCCGACCCTACAGATAACAGTGGAAGACAAACGGCGAGACTCGTGAGACCCACTGGCGCACCCTTGCCCACTGCCTGTTATGTGCGACAATACGGGGGAAGCTCACCAGGCTCCCCCATGCAACGCATCATCACCGCTTCCGCCCTGCTGACCGTCCTGGCACTGCTAGCGATGGGCGCAGACAATACCGCTCAGCTGGAGCGCTGCCAGGCATCCGGCCGCCAGGCTGAAGAGTGCCGGCTGCTCGTGCTAGGACGATAGCACTGTCACACAATGTAACATTACAGAGTGTAACAATCCAGCCGGCGTCTTGCCTACCCTACTCTGCTGTGCTACAGTAGCAGAGTCCACCTAGGGAGACCATCCCATGACCAACGTCACCGCGCGCTCCAGCAAAGCCGAGATCATCGATGCTGCGCTGGAGCTTACCGACAGCCAGGCTGACCGCATCGCGGCGCTGGAGCAACGGCAGCAGATCCTACTGGCGCTGCTAGCCGTACTCACAGTGTGTTACATTATGTGACAACGTGGCGGGACCCTTGCGGTCCCGCTTCCCGTGTGCTACAGTAACAGAGTCAACCAAGGGAGACCACCCCGTGACCACAACCCCGTTCCGCTTCCGTCTCTACACTGCCGAGTCGATCGGTGCCTACACCACGGTTCACGCCGCAAGCCAAGCCGAGGCACTGACCGACCTGCTACGGCAGCTGCCACGCTGGGAGCACGCCGCACCGCTGCATGGTCCTAGCCGCTCCCCCGACTCGTTCTACTGACCACCACCACGGCGCCACCACGGCGCCGCTTTTTTGTGCCCGCGGGTGAGAATGATAATCATTCCCGACCGGGGGCGGGGTTCGTGAGAATGAAAATCGTTTCCGCCCTCAGGGAACCTACTGACACATTCGCAATTCCTTTCTCTGTTACACACCGGGGGCAGGGTAGCGATTCCTGTAATACCCTAGAAGGTACCCCCCAAAATAAAAATGCCCGAATCGGCTGGAGCGCTCACCCTCCGTTACGCCCAAGGCCAAGTCTTCAATAGCCGCAAAAGATTCCGAGTATTGGTAGCAGGCCGCCGCTTCGGCAAAAGCTACCTCTCATGTATCGAATTGCTGCGTGGGGCGATCGAAAAGCCGGGCGAAACATTCTTCTACGCGGCCCCTACATACCGAATGGCGAAAGACATTGCCTGGAAAGTCCTGAAAAAACTTGTCCCGAAAGCCTGGGTGAAATCGAAAAACGAGACCGACCTCAAGCTGGAACTCGTCAACGGCAGCACGATCGAACTGAAGGGCACTGAAAACGCCATGGCCCTACGCGGCCGCAGTTTGGCTGGCGTAGTCCTCGACGAAGCCGCCTTCATGTCCCCTGACGTCTGGTTCGAAGTCATCCGCCCCGCCCTCGCGGACAAACAAGGCTGGGCACTCTTCATTTCCACCCCCGACGGCACCGCCAGCTGGTTCTACGACCTCTGGTGTTACGCAGACGAAGACCCCACAGGCGACTGGACTCGCTGGAGCTTCACGACGATCCAGGGCGACAACGTACCCCCGGAAGAAATCGAAGCTGCCCGCGCCCAACTCGACGCCCGCACCTTCCGCCAAGAGTTCGAGGCCAGCTTTGAAAACCTCAGCGGCCTCGTCGCTATCAGCTTCTCGGACGACAACATCGACAAACAAGTCCAAGACCTCCCGGTCCTCCCCCTCCTCCTAGGCGTGGACTTCAACATCGATCCGATGTCTGGCGTCTGCGCGGTCAAAAAAGGAGACGTGCTCTGGGTCTTCGACGAAATCATCATGACCGGCGGCGCCACCACCTGGGACTTCTGCGAGGAAGTCCAATCCCGCTACGGCGTGGAGCGCCGCATCATTGCCTGCCCGGACCCCACCGGCGGCGCTCGCAAAACCAGCGGCGTTGGAGCAACCGACCACAACATCCTCCGCAAATCCGGCTTCACCGTCTCCAGCCCCCGCAACCCCTGGAAAATCCGCGACAAGATCACCTGCGTCAACACCGCCCTCCTCGATGCCTCTGGAACCCGCCGCCTCTTCATCCATCCGCGCTGCAAAGAACTCATCAAATCCCTCCGCACCCTGACCTACGCTCCTGGAACGGGCCTCCCCAACAAAAACCTCGGAGTTGACCATGCTTTTGACGCTCTTGGCTATCTCTGCCTTCAAACTTTCAACCTTGCCAAACCCGAGTCCCTCGGCAAAACCAACTACCGTGTCTGGTAACACCCTTCTACTGGCACACCATGGCTGCGAAAAAACCCACCAAAGCCCAGAAAAAAGTCACCAAGGTGATGCGTGAATACGGCAAAGGCGAACTCCACTCGGGCAGCAAAGAAGGCCCCGTAGTCAAATCCCGCAAACAAGCCATTGCTATCGCCATGAGCGAGGCTGGAATGGCCAAACCTAAGAAAAAGACCACCAAAAAAGGTAAAAAATAACGGCAAAACGCGGTCTTTATTCGAAATGATCCAAACAATCAACGGCGGCTGCGTCCACATCGAAATCGACGCCGAGGACGGCCTCACCCACGCCACTTTTGCCTTCAAAACCCCATCCATCCCCGAAACTTTGGGCGGTTTCGTCACCAAACTCGCCCAAGGCATCGAAGTGCTGGTACCCATCGACAATCCCGACGACGAGGAAGAGGACGATGACGATTGAGTATCGCGGCGAACGCTTCGCCGGCTACAACAAACCCAAGCGCACCCCCAACCACCCCACCAAATCCCACGCCGTCCTCGCCAAAGAAGGCAGCACGGTAAAACTTATCCGTTTCGGTCAACAGGGCGTAACTGGCTCACCAGCAAAAACAGGAGAATCAGCAGCAGAAAAAGCGCGAAGAGCATCATTCAAAGCCCGACACGCTAAAAATATCTCAAAAGGCAAAATGAGCGCCGCATTTTGGGCAAATAAGGTCAAATGGTGACCTTTTCCTGTTTATGAATCCACGTTTTTAGCTCCGCCACATACACCCTCAGCTGGTGCGCTTTCTCCGCGTGCCACCCATCCCCCGTCTGCCTATACAACATCCCATGCCGATCAATCCCATCCAACGCCTGTTTAATTAGCCCATTCCACGGCTCTCTAACCGGCGTATTCCACTCCCGCACGGTAATAAGTCCGCGTCTACTGCCAAAATAGGTACAAAGTAGGAGTACAGCCGTGGTCTACAGCGCCAACATCCCCCCAACTGGAGCTGTAGTCAGCGAATCCCCGT